CTTTTCACAAGGTCATAACGGATACGGTTAATCACCAGATCAATTCTTGTAAATTCATTGGCCTCCAAAAGACCCACAATTCGATCTGCATCACGAATTGCGGATACCTCCGGTGTCGTAACCACCAATGCCCTGTTTGCACCGGCAATTGCATTTTTGAATCCCTGTTCAATTCCGGCAGGGGAATCAAGCAATATATAATCAAACTCGTCTTCAACCTGTGCAATCAAACGACGCATCTGATTCTCATTTACTGCTGTTTTGTCTTTTGTCTGTGCACATGGAAGCAGATAAAGATTCTGGTATCGCTTATCACGGATCAATGCCTGTTTTATACGGCAATTACCCTCGATTACATCTACAAGATTGTAAACAATACGGTTTTCCAGTCCCATTACCACATCCAGATTGCGCAGACCGATATCGGTATCTATTAATAATACCTTAGCTCCCGCCTGCGCCAGACCACTTCCTACATTTGCGGTTGTGGTGGTCTTCCCCACACCGCCTTTCCGTATAGGTAAGTTAGGACAACCACAAAAAACACCGCCAGCTTAAATGGTATTTTATACCAAAATAATAAGACGGTCAATTACTATAGAAATAAAAGAGGACGCCTATTAAAGCGTCCTCTCTTTATTGTTACTCAGTAAATTATAGATTAAATATAATAACTCTAAGTCGTTACACTCATCTATCATATCTTTAGTTCTATCCCTTAAGTATGTTTTAGCCTCGTCCATAAAGTTACCTCCCTTTTATGGACAATAAAATACACCCTCGGTCTTATCGTTTCAAGATTACGTTACCGCAAAATATAACTTTATACGCCCATGTGTACCACGTCCACCAGCACGTTACCACTCGGTAAAGTATCAGCTGTAAACGTCAGACTGTTCGCACCCTGAGCTGTGCATTTTACGCCAGCTTGACTATATGAGTCAAGTGTGGTAGCGTTGCCCTGAATTACCACGCTCTTAGTAGAGTTCATGTTAACAACCTGAGCTGTCTGAGTGTATACAGTACCGCTCTTTGTCCAGCTACCAGCGTTAAGTGTTACTGTCACTGACTTTGGTAAGGCGTTAACTAACATAGCCTCCACGTCCTCGTTAAGCATATCTACCAGACCGTTAAACCATTCATTAAAAATAGCTGTAAACTGTTCAAATAAGGTAGCACTGTTAAGCTGTTCAATAAGTCCAGTTACCCAGCCACATAATGACTCGTTAGCTCTAGTGTCCTCGATAGCACTCGCTGTAATCTCACTAACTCCAGCTCCCACATAGATATAAGCTAAGCAAAACTCTTTTACTGTTTCCGTACGTGTCATAGTAGGCTTAACTGGGTTAGTTGCAAAGTCACCATATTTTAAATATGGTACAGCGTCTCGTACAGCGTCAGTATCGTCTACTCTAATCACTACAGCCACATAACGATTTAAAATAACGTCTGAGTCTGATAAAGTTAAAGTATACTCACTATCATTATTTACCCAGTGACGCCCAAACCACCCACGCCCTGTAGCAATCTGAATTGTCATGCCACTGTTAGGCTGTACCGCTAACTTATTAGCCACTGACTCGTACACACCGTCAGTAATTAAACCCTCAAAAATTCTACTCATCTGGTCAGCGTTATAAAGTCTGTCACCATTTACACTATTAAAAAATCCACTTGTCCACGCCATAAAAACACCTCCTAAATGTTAAACTGTGGTAAGAGCTTTACGCCACTCTCGTCCTCTGACTCGATAGCACTTAATACCCTTACATTTTTCTGTATTCCACACCCATTAATTACGGTTACTACATCACCTATAAAGAAGTCCTCACCGTATTTAAAGGCTACGTCACTTAATACCTCACCACTAAAGCCCTCGGTATAGGACAGGCTCGCTAAATTCTCACGCCCTCGCTCTGCCAGTAGCTTTAAGTAAGTGGTGGAGTCTATTTCATTCTCAGAGCCTTTATTACTTGAAATGTCTCTGGCGTCTGTGAATGTCTCAAAACGGTTAAGCCCAGCGTTTTCATTACCTACTGTAGCATACACACGCTCTAAGCCCTCGCCCTCGCCACCTACGAGAGTGGTATTAGCGTACTCCTCTGTACTTAACTGGTAATCTGTGTTATACAGGTTTTCAAACTCATCACTAAACACTACATAAGGTCTTTCTGTCTGTCCGTATGACCTGTCTAAGCCAGCATACACAACTAAAACCAGTGTATTATTAGTGATAAAAATGTCCCAGCCATAATTATAAGCCGTACATATTTCCGTTATAGCTGTATCAAGATATTCTCCAGTTACCTGTTTGTCGATAGTGTCTGTAAGTCCAGCTGACACACCTAAAACTAAATTAGGTATAACTCTGTTAGTGTCTATAGGCGTTATGGCGTTCTCATCCACCAGACGCCTTATAGCACTTTCTGCCGTTCCTGTCAAATTAGTCTGTGTCCACACTATACGCTGGTGTAATAAATACTTAAGCTCTTTACCTGTCACACATAAAAAGTCACCGTTTTCCACGTCTGTAATGACCTGAATATTTTTAATTACCATGACTTTTTCATAGGTAGCTACGCCATTTTCCACAGTTACGTCACTGGAGCGTACAACGTACCTATTCTCTTGTAATAACATAATAGCCTTATCTGTAAGTCCCAGATATATCTCAAAGTCACCTATCTCAGAATAAGACGGACGCCAGATAATACTTACATACTCATCTATAATGCCCTCTAACCTAAAGTCAGGCGTTAACACATAAATATTATTCATACGCTACACCCCACTGTATAAAATAGAAGTGGTAAAGGTCAGCTGTAAATTACTGTTACCGCTATCAGCGTCATAAGTAAATACATTGTCACCAGCCTCTACGACAAACCATGTACTATCCTGAGCCATATACCCTAAAGCGTTATAGCTTACACCGTCTCTAATAAGCTCTATTGACTTTTCCCCTACATTTGTGTTAATAACGAGCGTGTCAGACGGTATCATAGTAAAGTTAAGTCTTAACTGTGTACGCTTAAGCACGTCATATACAACAGGGTTTACCACCGTACCAGTAGCAAATAATTTAATAACCACGCCAGTCTCTATGTCACCAGAATTAATAATACTTCTACGCTGGTTAGTGCTAATACTTGAAAACTCTACACCAGTCTTAGCAATCGCAAAAGGAAAACTAAACATTTTAGAGACATCACTAAACATAGTTACTAAATCGTCTACATTTTTAAAGTACGGTCTAGGACAGATAATACTTATCTGTGCCACCTGTTTATCACTAAATAAGTCACACTCAATAAGCTCCACCGTTCCGCTAATATAGACCTCTCTAGTACCGTTAGTAAAGAAAATTTTAACGGTCTTTTTCACTGGAAAATACTTATACAGGTTAATACGGTTAGCCTCTACGTTACCCTGTATAGTTGTATAAATAACTATATTACGGTTTTCCATTCTCACAGAGTTAATACTACTACCGTCCGTAGTAGTATTAACTGAGCTGTTAATAGTAGCTTTAGGTGGATTTAAACCCTCAATTTTAAATACCGTATAGTTAGGGTTATTAGTAAGCTCTAAAGTATTTCCTCTGTCATTTTCAACTTTTAAACTGTACATTAAAATCCACCTCCAGCATATCCTAATAAGTTTTTAGACTGTCTATAAATCTCCAGTCTGCTAAGCTGTTTAGGGCTGTTAATAACCTGAGTAAAGTTATTTACTACGCCACCTCCTACAGAGCCACCGCCTAGAGTAGTGGTAGCTGTGCTTAAGCCAGCTCTCGCACTTCCTACAGTGTCCATAGTTAAGTCTCTCATAGCACCCAAAACGCTCTTAGCGTTCTTACTGATACCTACAGCAATACCCTCTGGTAACCACTTACCAACCTCGTCAGCCATGACCTTAGACGGTGAGTGAATACCGAAAAACTTTTTTAACTTGTCGGTAACATCATCGGCAAAACCTTTAATTTTATCTGTTAACCAACCAAACTTATCGCTAATACCATTCCACAAACCAGCTACAATATCAGCACCAACAGACTTAACCTTGTCAGGAATTTCTTTTATTTTTTCAATGAGTTTATTAAGTAATTCCTGTCCAGCCTCACGAGCTTTCTGTCCTAAATCAATACGCCACTGTACAATTTTTGTAATCGTGTTAAGTAACCACGTCCAGACTTTAGCTGGTAACTCTTTAATATACGTTATAGCGTTGTCTACAAACTCTTTAAATTTAGTATTATTCTCGTAGAAATACTTAAAGAGTCCAGCAAACGGATTTATTAAAATTAACAGTAAATTTTGCCAGTTACTTTTTACCCACTCTATTAAACCTTTAAAGAATTCGGTAACTTTTTTAATTCCTGTAGACACAGCGTTTTTAATATTTTCCCATAAATCTATCCAAAATTGTCTAAACTCGTCAGACGTATTCCAGAGCGTAATAAACGCTGTTACTAAGCCAGCTATTAAAGTTACTACTATACCGATAGGGTTAAGACTCATAACTAAATTAAGTGCTTTCTGTGCTATCGTCATACCCTGAGTGGCAACAGCCCACGCTTTAATTGCTGTCACAGCTGACGTAATTAAACCAGCTACTTTAAACGCCACAAAACCACTAGCAATACCAGCCAGCCCAGCTATAAGAGCGTCTTTGTTCTCTAAAATCCACCCCAAGCCCTCTTTAATAGCTGGTAAAACCTCGTCTTTCAGGACTCCAAAACCCTCTTGAATTTTAGCGTTAAACGCCTCCATGTCTACGTCACCGACTAGCTTTAAGAACTCGTTTAAAAGCTCTGTCACACCAATTTTTAAAGTAGTCATTACAGGCTCAATAGTTTCACCCATTTTAGCCATAGTGTCCGTATAATCTGACTGAGCTTTATTAGCCTCCATAACACTAGCGTTATTTTTTCTGTACTCGTCAGCTGTCGCACTATACAAACCGTTAAGGGTTTCTGTAATAAAAGCAGAGCGTTCCTGTTCAGTGTTAAGGCTATCGAGTTTTGCCTGAAACTCCTCCTCGCTCTGTCCAGCCCAGTTAAGAGCGTCAGCTAAACCTCCTGTGAGCTTTCCAGTCTTAGCTGTTTCGTTACTCGCCTCAGTAAGTCCCTCGATAGGTAAAGAGTCACCAAAAGTAGCCCATACTCCAGTACAAATATCCGTCCATGTCTGTAAGTCTTTCTCAGAGTCCACTAACTGAGCTAAGTGGTTTACAGCCTCTACTGACCTATCTTCCTCACCCAGTACAGCGTAAAAGTCCTTATATACGTCTGTAGCCTGTTCAGTAGTAAAACCAGCTGTGGTAAACGCTGTTTCTAATTTAACTAAGTCCTCTCTGTACTCTCTCGTCTCATCCGCTAAACTCATAAAAGAGCCAATAGCGTCTTTTACTCCACCAACTAAAGCACTTAAGCCACTTCCTACAAATTCAGCCATAGCACCTTTTAAAACTGTAAAGCCCTCGCCAGCGTTTTCACTTTCCTTGTGCATATCGTCCAATACGTCAGCTACATCTTTACCAGTCTTAGACGCTATTTTTTCAGCCTCAGACACTTCTTTTAAAGCGTCCTTGTATTTAGACATTTCATTCTTAATCTTATTGACTACCGCTTGCTGATTATTTAATTTAGTGGCGTACTCTAAAGCCTCTTTAGAGTTCTCACCGTATTCCTTTTTAATTTCTTCTAAGGTTTTCTCATACTCAGCTAATACAGCCTCCTGAGATTTCAGGTTACTGTTAAGCTGTTTGAGTTTTGCACCTAAGCCCTCACTAGATTTACTCCAGTCATCCATAGATGAGGCTGTAGCCTTAAACTCACTATTTGCGTAAGCCACCTGTTTACGTGCCTCTTGCATTGATTTTTTAAGCTCGCTTATGTCAACCTTAAATTTTGTCGTGGTTTCATTTCCCTTAGCCATATACTCACCACCTTTTAAAACCAGTTATCACCAGCTGGGCGTCTGGTAACATTACTGTGTTTAACTTCTTTGTTATTTCTGTTGTTATAACTCACCGTATTATTAATAAGGTCAAATACGTCCTCAGCTGGATAGTCCAGTAATTTAATAGGGTCTAAACCAGCGTAAGCCTCACACAGAGCCTTATTAATGTCGAAAAACATTTCTGACAGCGTAATATTTACGCTGTCGTTACTACGTTTTTTGAGTCATTACCTTTTAAGCTGTTAAGTTTAGCAATACCCCATTTATAAATCTCAACTCCAACAGCTCCCAACTCAGCCACGTCTACACACTCTAACTCTGTCTCTGTAACTCCAAAAGTAGCCTTAATAATTTTGTCTACCTTATCCAGTGAGCCAGTGATAAATTTAAAAATGTCATCCTCATTTTTAAGGTCTAACGTGTCTAAAGACTGACCGATATACATAGCCACTCTGTAAGGGATTTTTAACTGGTCAGCCTCAGCTACTCGCTTAACTTCCCTAAGAGTTTCATCTGTATAAATATTTAAAACTAATTTCATAGTGTATCTTTCCTCCTGATTTCCAAAAAAGAGGTGGACTATGCCACCTCTATTAATTTTTATACCGCTTTCTGTACTGTGTCAGGTGTCTGCACTTCTGCGAAAAATTCAGACTCTACCACAGGGTTAACGCTTGTGTCAATGTTTACAGCCTTAGCTGTCTTATTGCCGATAGCTGTAAATTTATGAGTAGTGTTAATACCTGTGAATACAATTTCCTGACCGTTAGCCTCTGCTCCGTCATCTTTCGTAGCGTGCTGGCTGTCTGGAATGTTAAATTTACCTTTTAATCTGAAACAGAAAATTTCAGTACCGTCTGTCTTTTCTGTGATATAACCGATAGCAAAATATTTGCTCTGGCGTTCACCCTCTACAAACATACCTTTCTCAGCGTCATAAGTCTGACCTGTAATCTGTGCTAACACGTCAAACGGAATAGCTGAGCCTGTGATAGTTACCTCATCCGCACCAGTAGACTCAATTACGATAGCTGGTACATTGTCGTAATAATGAGACTCGTTAGTAGTTTCTGTAGTACGTGATAATTCAGCCACGCCCACAATAGGGAATGGAGTACCGTAACTAATTTCTTCCGTTGTGTCAGTAAGAAGTTCAGCACCTACTAAGCCTCTAATACCTCTATATTCCTGAATTTCCATAAGGTTTTACCTCCTTAAATATGAATAAAAATTTATAGTTTCTGTCGATATAACAAACTTATCCCTCGTCCTGTGTGACTGTCCTCATCACTAGGTACGCTATAACCAGCACCGCTTACCGTAAAGCCAGCTTTTACTAAAAGGTTTTTAGCCTCTAATAATTTAGAGCTTACTAAGAGTGGGTCAGTGCTATAAAAGTTAAGGCTGTACGCCCACACAATAGTATGTTCATAGTTAGAGTAGTAGCTGTCTCCGTCAGCTGAGTCATTCCAGTAAGTAAAAAAGCTGTCTGGGTAAGGCTCTGCTGGTAGTAAGCTACCTTGTAGCCGTACTGGATAACCTAAAGCCTCCAGCGTACTTATTAATAAATCCTCCATAACCTTAACCCTCCATAACTCGCTTAATATGCTCACTTAAAATTTTTTCTTGTATCTCAGCTATTTCCTTTTGTGTCTTAGCTCCATAAATAGCACTTTCCAAACCGCTTACAGGTTTCATTCTAGGAGTACCTTTCATAAGGACAATACTTTTAAGACCTGACTTACTAAAATCAAAACCGACTTTAATAGCTCCAGTCATGCCCTCCCACTCTACAGACATTTCATTGTCGATAGACTCTTTTGTACCACCATGAGAATATTTACCCTTAGCTGGTAACTTGCCTTTAGCAATAGCTTTTTCTATGAGTGGGTTAACGTGTTTCTTAGACTCGATTAAAGCCTCCTCCACGCCCTTTTTCATGGTCTGAGTACCGCCCAGCTCATCTAGCTTAGCCATGTACTCCTCCCAGCCGTCAAAATGTAAGCCAATTTTCTTACGTGCCACCTCTAACACCTCGTACCTTAAACTTTAAAAACTGGTTACGCTGTTCTATATTCTCAGGCTCACCCATGACCTCATACTTTTTACCACTCAGTCTTAACTGACTAGCACTTGTAATATCAGGTCTGTACCATGTTTCTATAGTAGCTGTGTCTACTACAGTCAGCTGGTCATTTACAGTAGTCTCTGTACCTCCATAGGTCTTAAAGCTACAAAAAATAACCTCGCCTTTTTCTGGGTAAACCTTTTTAGTCACGCCTTTTACCGTTTCGTATGTAGGGTTAAATAACTCTACTGGAATACAGTAAGGCTCAATAGGTCTATAACTCATTACTCACCCACCTCCTCAGAGGTATAAGCCAGCTGGCTGACTCTCTGATAAAAGTAATCAGAGAGCTTACCAGCACCGCCGTTATAATTCCATAAGTCTGTTACACCTCTGGCAATTACACCAGCTGACACATTAGACTCAATTACCTCAGTAGGTACTCCAGCGTCTTTCATATATGCCTTAACCTCATCAATATAAATTTTTAGGGTAGCGTCCTGATATTCACCTGTAATACCTAAAGCACTTTTAATTAAAGCTAAATGTGTGTCAGCCATTGTAACTTACCTCCTAAATATTAATTAAACTGTAGGCTGGATATTGAATACTACTAAAGAGCCAGCGTCTACTACTTTACCGTCAACAGACATAACAGCCTTTGTGAGTAAATCTTCTGTTTCCCAGTCCTGTTTCTTTGTGATACCCATGTCGTAAATTGTGTTAAGGATGTAGTCAGCAAAGTCGAATACAAACGCCTTATCGTCTGCTACATAAGGTGAGATAACAACGTCACGACCTAATAAAGTACGTTCAGCTTTACCAGCAATACCGTAATTTACACGAGCGATAGGCTGACCTGACTGGTCTACCATAGCTACAAACTTTAAGAATGTCTTTTTATTCATGCACCACTTAGCACCTGTTTCATATTCAACAGGGATAAGTCCCTCTACTTCACAAACCTTATCGTATTTAAGTGCTCCCTCAACAGTTGCTCCTGTTTCTGTTAAGATACCTTTAGGCTGTCCTGAGCCTGTACCATTGATAACAGCATTTTCTACAGCGTATGTCATAGCCTTAGCTACGTTTTCTACAAACTTAGCTTCAAATGCTGAGAGTGCCATAGTACCAACTTCCATAGACATAGCAATTTCACAACGTAATTTGTAGTATGCGAATGTGATTTTACCAGTAGCTTTTTTCTGACGGTCAGAGCCAGCTCCCTCAGATACCCATGTAGCAACAGGTTTTACTGAGCTTGTTGGAATTTCTACACCAGCTTTATAAGATGTCTTTGTGATAAGTGGTAAAATCATTCCCACGTTATCAAACTTTTCGATGATTTCATTTACTAAATGTGTAGGGATAACGCTACCAGCGTCACCTGTTAATGTGTTAGCGTCTGCTCTTAATTCTGCTGGGATTGGAGTACCACGAAGTACATATTCCATAAATGCGTTACGATATTCCATGTTCTGATTTTCCATAGTTTCTTTACCTCCTAAATTAAATGTGCTTACTACCTGAGCGTTTCTTACTTCTGCCTCAGCTGGAATAGCTGAGCGTTCTGCCTGTTCTTCTTCCTGTGCTGGCTGTTCTTCTTCCTTGTCGAGTTCTGCCAGCTGTTCCTTAGCCTCAGCAATTTCCTGAGCTAACTTTTCAAGAGTCTCACCAATAGCTCTTACCTCTGCTAAGTCCTGAGACTCGTCTGAGCGTTTCTTAAGCTCGTCCATTTCAGCCTGTTTACGCTCGATAAGATTTGTTAAAAAATCTTTCATGGCTTTTACCTCCTTGAGTTGTGATTTCAAGACTTTAGTCTTAAAAAAATTTGTTGCGTAATTTTGCCTTTTCAAGTTCCAGCTCAGCCTCAACACTTTCCAGTGCCTGACGTCTCACGCTCTCCAGTGTGGCTTTAGCACTTTCCAGTGCCTCTTTGTCTCTAGCTGATATTTGTGTACTTTCATAGGCTGGGAATGTAACACCACTTATCTCAAAGACTACTGAAATATCCATAATTCTACGTGTAGGTTTCTCTGAGTCTAAGTCTGTCCACTCGTCCTTTTCTATTACAAACATGAATGACATTTTATCTATGTCACCACGTTTAATAGCTGAATAAAAATCACGTGCCTTAGGTGAGTTTTCAATATCTAATTTAGCCTCAAAACCTAAGCCCTCATCATCTACAATTAACTTCATTGTAGAGTTTTTGTTATTATTTCTTGACCTAGCATAAACAAAACTTGTATCGTGATTAAGGCAAAGCCTAACGTCTTTCAGATTAGTATTTTTTAAAGCCCCTCTGTCTATTACTTCATAAAACATACCCATATCTGTAGTTTTTTCAAAAACTATAGCTCTACCTTTTATAACTCCACTTTCTTCTTCAATGCTACGAAGTTCACAATCTAAGTTATACGCTCTCGTTATTTTCGTCTGTTCCATTGTCTCCACCTCCTGTACTACCTACCTGATAGGCGTTAGCGTTGTTAGCGTCAATCCAGTTAAGACTCGTGTAGCGTTTACCCTCCAGCTCTGCTAAAGGTCTTAAACCAAAAGCTACACGCTTTTCATTTTCATACATAGCACCTGTATTACTTAACAGAGTTACCATTTGTATAGTCTGGTCTACTGACATAAAAATAAGTTCTTTAGGATAGAACATAATTTTGTTGTGGTGACTTAACTCACCGTCAGTAAGGAGCGTCTTAGTAAACGCCTGAGAGAAACTAATAATTAACGGCTCTAAAGTTTTCTGGTAAAATGCCTCATACTGTTCCTTAGTGTAATCACCAGTCAAAATACTAAGCGGTACGCCAAAATGTCTTAAGATTTTCTCATCAATAAATTTAAGTGTGTCAGCGTGTACCAGCTGTATCTCTTTCTTAATTGGTACAAACTCACTCTTTAAGTCGAGTGGCAAAAATCCGCTTTCAGACTTCTTTAATTTAGCCTCTAACTCTTTAAGAGCTTGCTCTGTCTTACCGTCATCCAGCATAGTATTAAACTTAACCACGCCATTAATAGCAAAACTTGACTTCATAGCTGAGCTTACGCCCTCTAAAAGCTGGTGGTTAAGGTTAAGCGTCTTTAACAGTGCCTCATTATCAGGCTGTCCTGACTCGTTACCGCCCATAAAGTCGTTAACACTATAACGATATTTAATGTGGATAACGTCAGCGTATTTTACTGTATATTCCTGACCGCCATTAAATCTAAACTTTACGAAAAGCCTGTTACCAGCGTCCTCAATAAAATCCACCTGAGTAGGAGTGATAGGGTAAAGACCGTCATAAAATCTTTTCTCTACTCCCTTTTCATCTTTCCACACCCTATAAGTAGGAATGATAAAAGCGTTGTAGTTTAAGAATAATAACCATGTCACCTTTTCTAAAAAGTCACTCGTTGTCATACGTGGGTTAGGGTTATTCAGTACCGCCTGTAAATTTGAGCTTACTGGGATAATGTCGTTACCCTTTTCTCGTATGTGTTCAGGTCTTAGCTTTTTCATTTCACTTACAATACAGTTAATAGCCTGTTGTACTACGTCACTGGCGTAAATATTTTGTCCAAACTGAGAAAAGATAGGAGCGTAACCACTCATCACCTCAGCGTATTTTGTTTGTGTTGGAGTTTCCTTTTTAAATAAATCACTAAACCACCCCATTAGTTAGCACCTCCCAACATTTGACGCCACTCTGTTCTATTCTGTCTGTACATTTCGTACAGAATAGCCTTACATACAGCACCGTCAATACGTTTACTAGGCTCAGCCTTAACTATTAAGCACTGTCCTAAGTCATTAACCTTTAAACAGGCGTTTTTTAAACACCACTTGTCTACATCATTGTCATTATAATTAACTAGCTGGTGACTTAAGTCAGCCTCCAGTAGTTTAATAGCATTACTAAGTGTCTGGGCATTCTGTAATACCATTACCAGCTCTCCACTCTGCTTAGTCCAGCCGTAATATTCCATACGGTTAAGAAAGTCCTTAGCAAATTTCTGGTCATAACCACATTTCCAGAGCTTTATACCGTACTCTTTATATAAGCTATAAAACCAGTCAGCTACTTTACTCAGGTCAATATCATTACCCTCTGTTATTGTGACTAGCCCAGCCTCAGCCCACGCTTTATACTTAGCTCCAGCGTTGCGGTCATCTGAGTCCTCTAACTTACTCTCAGGGATAAAGTACATACTGTGTATATACTTTGTATTGTCCTCTGGTTTCATCAGCAGCACCTTAGCACACGTTAAGTCTGTAGTTTCTGATAAGTCTACAGCTCCTAGTGCTATGCACCCTCTAAAGCTCTCTAGGTCATATACCGCCTTATAATCGTAGTCCTCAATATTAAGCCAGCTC